GCGCCGTCCTGTCCCAAGGGGCTGGAACCGGATGCCAGGAAGGAATGGCGGCGACTGTGCCATCAGATGGAACAGCTGGGGATTCTGACGGAAGTGGATATGGCCAGCTTTGCCGGATACTGTCAGGCGTATGCCCGGTGGAAGGAAGCAGAAGAGTTCATTACCCAGCATGGTACTATCGTGAAGGCGCCCTCCGGATACTGGATGCAGGTACCGCAGGTGAGTATCGCTCAGACGTATCTGAAAATCATGAACCGGTTCTGTGAGCAATTTGGTTTGACGCCTGCATCGCGATCCAGAATTATCGCGGAAAAAGAGCAGGGCTCAGGTGATGAGATGGAAGCATTGCTGGGGGAGGGAACATAACGCATGATACAGAAGCGCCCGCCAACCTATCCGAAACTCAAGGAATATAAGCCTACCAGTTTCATGCTCCCCACTTCACATTATGATGCTGAAAAAGCAGACCGAGCAGTGCATTTCATTGAAATGCTGCCGCACACCAAAGGCGAATGGGAAGGCCAGCCCTTCTGGCTGCTGCCTTGGCAGGAACAGATTGTCCGGGATATTTTTGGCGTGGTGCATGAAGATGGCATGCGGCAGTTTCATACGGTGTATATTGAGATCCCCAAAAAGCAAGGCAAGAGTGAGCTGGCAGCAGCGATTGCCCTGTATCTGCTCTATGCGGATCATGAACCGGCCGCTGAAGTATTCTCTGCAGCAGCGGACCGTCAGCAGGCCAGTATCGTTTTTGATGTCGCTCGGCGCATGGTGGAGATGACGCCAGCTCTGCAGAAAAGATCCAAGGTCATGGCTGCAGGAAAGCGAATTGTGAACTACGCCAACAGCGGATACTATCAGGTGGTTTCGGCAGACGTTGGCGGCAAACACGGATATTCCATCTCTGGTCTTGTGTTTGATGAAATCCATAATCAGCCGAATCGCAAGCTGTGGGATGTTCTGACCAAGGGCTCTGGCGACGCGAGACGTCAGGCACTGCATGTGGCCATCACGACCGCGGGCACGGACCGCAACAGTATATGCTTTGAGCTGCATACGAAAGCGGTGGATCTTCTGCATAACCGCCGTGTGGACCCTAGCTTCTATCCTGTGGTTTACAGTCTCGAAGATGATGCGGATTGGTCAGATGAAAAGAACTGGTACAAGGTCAATCCGTCCCTTGGGTACACCGTTCCCATTGAGCGCATGCGGGAGGCCTTTTTGCAAGCGAAGGAAAACCCAGCGGAAGAGAATGTGTTCCGCACTTTGCGTCTGAGTCAGTGGGTTGGATCAACCGTTGCATGGATTCCGGATCATATTTTTGATCTCGGCAGCAGCCCAATTGATCTCAAGAAACTAGAAGGCCGGGACTGCTATGGTGGCCTGGACCTTTCCAGTTCTGGAGATATCACCGCTTTTGTTCTGTTTTTTCCCCCAGAAACGGAGGACGGGAAATATACCTGTCTTCCGTTTTTCTGGGTTCCGGAAGAAACCGTTCCACTGAGAGTGCGTCGGACTTCTGTACCCTATGACATCTGGGTCAGAAAAGGAATTGTGAAGGCAACACCCGGAAACGTGATTGACTACGCCTATATTCAGCAGACCATCGGGGAACTGAATGAAAAATACCATATCTGCGAGATTGCGTATGACCGTTGGGGCGCTAACATGCTGGTGGAACGGCTCACAGATGAAGGTTTCACCATGGTGCCTTTCGGACAAGGGTATAAGGATATGTCACCAGCTTCCCGTGCGTTTTATGAACAGCTCATGAAAGGAAACGTGATTCATGGCGGGAATCCAGTGCTCAAATGGATGTGCGGGAACGTGGTGATCGAGCAGGATCCGGCAGGGAACATTAAACCGACGAAAGCAAAGTCTGCAGATAAAATCGACGGCGTGGTGGCAGCAATCATGGCATTGGACCGCTGTATCCGCCATGGAAAGTCGAACAGTGTCTATGACGATCCGAACCATGGACTCTGGGTATTCTGATCTGCTGCCAGATATAGCACAACAAGAGGGAGGACGAATTATGAAACTGAAGGAATGGCTGGGATTTGCCCGTCCAAGGGACGCTCCCGGGAAGAAACTGCCGGATATTGTGGACAATGTCCGTGATTCCGGTGGATTGTTTGTATTCGGACAGTCACTCAGCGGTGAGCGGGTGGACGAGAAATCCGCTCTGCAGATTGCCACGGTGTACGCCTGTGTGCGGCTTCTGGCGGAGACAGTAGCAAGCCTGCCGCTTCATTTGTATCGGTATACGGATAAAGGTGAAGGCAAGGAACGGGCCACAGACCATCCGCTGTATAAGATCCTCTATAGACAGCCGAATCCTGAAATGACCAGTTTCTCGTTTCGTGAGACGATCATGACGCATTTGCTGCTTTATGGAAATGCGTATTCCCAGATCGTGCGAGATGGGAAAAACGGTGTTCTGGGACTATATCCATTGCTGCCGGAAAATGTGGAGATTGACAGAGCGGGGAATGGTGATCTGATCTATACCTACCATGCCTATACAGATGAAAAACCGGGCGAACATGACAAGGACATTGTATTCCGCAGGGATGAGATTCTTCATATTCCCGGCCTTGGATTCAATGGTCTGGTGGGTTTTTCCCCGATTGCCATGATGAAGAACAGCCTGGGTACAACGCTTGCCGTGGAAAAATACGGCAGCGCTTTTTTCAAAAATGGGGCACAGCCGGCTGGCGTATTGGAGCATCCGGGTGTGCTGAAAGATCCGCAGAAAATCCGGGACAATTGGATGAATGCCTATGGCGGTGCCGGAAATGCGCACCGGGTTGCCGTGCTTGAAGAGGGCATGGCGTATAAGCCTATTTCTCTCCCGCCTGAGGATAGCCAGTTCCTTTCCACACGGGAATTTGGTGTGGAAGAAATATGCCGAATCTTCCGTGTTCCACCGCATATGGTACAGGACCTGAAGCGGGCTACTTTCAATAACATTGAGCATCAGTCCATAGACTTTGTCATGCATACGATCATGCCCTGGCTTGTCCGGATTGAGCAGGCACTCGTGAAAGACGTCCTGATTGAAGAAGAGCAGGATAGTTACTTCCCAAAGTTCAATGTGGATGGGCTCATGCGGGGCGACTACAAATCCCGTATGGATGGATATGCCGTGGGTTTTTCCAATGGTTTCTTGTCTCCCAATGATATCCGAAGACTTGAGAATATGGATCTGATCCCCGCAGAAGACGGCGGCGATGATTACTATGTGAACGGATCATACAACAAGCTCAGGGATGCCGGTGCCAGCTATGGCCTTGCAAAGCAGCAGAGAGCAAACGTAGCAGAAAAAGGTGATGAGTCCGATGAAAACACAGAAGAAACGGAAGATGGATCACCGGATGAAAGAGAGGACAAGGCGGATGACAGAAACGATCCGAATAAGCGGCAAGATAGCAAGAACGCACATAGGGGCAGACAGCCCCGGAAAGGAAGGTAAACAGAATTGAACAAATTCTGGAACTGGATTCATGATGACTCCGGCGGCAGGGTGCTCCGGCTGGAAGGGCCGATTGATGCGGAATCCTTCTGGGGAGACGAAATCACGCCGACAATGTTTCGGGATGAACTCTATGCGGAGGAGGGGGACATTACCCTCTGGATCAATTCTCCCGGCGGTAATGTATTCGCCGCAGCAGAAATCTATACCATGATTCGGGACTATCCCGGCAGCGTGACCGTCCGCATTGCAAGCATCGCGGCATCTGCTGCGTCTGTGGTGGCGATGGCAGGCAATCTCGTGCAGATGTCGCCGACGGCACTCCTGATGGTGCATGATCCGTCCACGATTGCCATGGGCAATACCCGGGACATGGAAAAAGCCATTTCCACACTTAATGAAGTGAAGGAAAGCATCATCAACGCCTATGCCGCGAAGACCGGGCTTTCCCGGAACCGCATCTCGAAGCTCATGAGCGATGAAACCTGGCTGAACGCCAGGAAGGCCGTGGAGCTGGGGTTCGCCGATGAAATCCTGTTTGCGGATAAGCCGAAAGAACCTTCGGAAGAGGAGGGTATGGAGGAGAAGCCGGGTACCGACCAGGATGAACATGACAAGGAGGAAGAAAGCGGAAATGAAAAAGAAGAGCAGAAAAAGCCCTTCAGACTCAAAGAAGCGGACAAATGGCAGTACTCTACAAAGGTCATGGGACAGACCATCCTTAACCGGCTCGGTGTGTCCGAAAAGGCAGTCCCTGAAACCGGTGCTCCGGCACAGGAACCTGCCGAGGCAGGGATAATCACTGATTCTCCT